ATCGCAACATTCGGCTAGGCACAGCCCGCAAAAGTTGTTTCGCTATATGCATTTATACGCGTAGCCGCATTCGGCAAAATCGAAAAGCCGAACACTATACCACGAACTATTGACTCCTGGGCTACCTAGAACGATAGAATCATTGACATGGCAATGATCACAAGAGCGGAAGCTGCTCGAGCACTTGGTGTCACCAAAGAAGCCGTCTATGCAGCGGTCAAGACAGGCCGTCTAACCACCAAAACAGGTGTCGATGGTCGGATCCTTGTCAATTCCGAGACAATGAGGGATGAATGGGCTCGAAACACCCAAAAGCGAGTGGGCATCGGCCCTAAGGCGCCTGGGCCAGGTGCTGAGCGACCCGTTTTGCGACCTCTCTCAGAGCGTCAGGCTCCGAAGGATCGATTGGGTCGGACGGAGGAAGGAATTCCCGAATATGACGAATCTCGAGCCAGAACAGAGCACCTAAAGGCAGAGTTGCTTGAGCTGGAACGCAAGCAAAAAGAAGGATTATTGGTAAAAGCAGAGGAAATTGAGGCAAAATGGATAGAAATTGTGACATTAGCACGAACAAAAATCTTAGGCATTCCGACAAAGGCAAAACAGCGCATTCCCGACCTCGATACGGATGCGATCACCGTTTTAGATGACATCGTTCGAGAAACGCTTGAAGATTTGGCCGCAGAAGGCGAGGAGGAGGACTGATGGCTTCGATCGAATCAGTTGCATGCTCAGCACTTCGAGCGTTCAAGCCACCAGAGAAGCTATCGCTGAGTGAATGGGCCGATCGGTATGCCTACCTGAGCGTAGAGAGCAGCGCTGAGGGCGGCCGGTAGCGGACGCTGCCCTACCAGAAGGGCATCATGGATGCCATCACCGATCCCAAAATCGAGCAGATAACGCTAATGAAATCTGCTCGCGTTGGCTACAGCAAAATCTTAAACCACACGATTGCGTTTCACATTCACCAGGACCCTTGTCCGATCATGTTGGTGCAGCCAACGATCGAAGACGCGCAGGGGTACTCGAAAGAAGAAATCGCGCCGATGCTGCGGGACACGCCATGCCTGCGTGGCCTGGTGAGCGAGGCGAAGGCGAAGGACGGGGCGAACACGATCCTGCAGAAGCAGTTCCCGGGCGGAACGCTGAGCATGGTTGGCGCCAACTCACCAAGGGGCTTCCGTCGCGTGAGCCGCCGGATCGTGCTGTTCGACGAGACCGATGGCTATCCGCAATCGGCTGGTGCTGAGGGCGATCAGATCAAGCTGGGCATCCGCCGGACGGAGTACTACTGGAATAGGACGATCGTGGCCGGGTCGACGCCGACGATCAAGGACTTCAGCAGGATCGAGAAGATGTTCCTGCAGGGCGACCAGCGCCGTTATTTCGTGCCTTGCCCTGACTGCGGACACATGCAGTATTTGAAATGGACAAGCATGCGATGGACTGATGGCGATCCATCAACTGCTGCGTATTGCTGCGAAGCGTGTGGGGTGATGATCCCTCATGCAAAGAAGCGATGGATGGTGGAGCGCGGCGAGTGGCGGCCAACTGCCCCGGGTAATGGAAAGCATGTGAGCTTTCACATTTGGGCCGCGTATTCGTACAGCCCTAATGCAACGTGGTCAAACCTGGTCGAGGAATTCCTTGACGCGAAGAACGACGCAGAGCAGTTGAAAACGTTTGTAAATACTGTTTTAGGTGAGGTCTGGGAGGACGAATACGCGAGCAAGATCGGCGCAGAAGCCTTGGCGGAGCGTGCGTCTCAGGAGGACTATGAGCATCTTGTGGTGCCGTCGCAGGTGCTCGCCTTGACGATCGGCTGTGACGTGCAGGATGACCGCCTGAGCCTGAGCGTGTGGGGTTGGGGTCGAGATGAGGAGGCGTGGCTGATCGATCGGTCGAAGCTCTATGGCGATCCGGCTCGAGCGGAGGTGTGGCAGCAGCTTGATGAGGTCATGGCGAAACCGTTCCTCACCGAAGACGGCGTGGACATGAAGATCAGCATCTGCGCGATCGACTCTGGCGGCCACCACACCGCAGAGGTGTATTCCTACGCCCGGGAGCGAATGGCGAATGGTGTGATCGCGATCAAGGGCATGAGCACCAAGGGCAAGCCACCGCTGGGCAAGCCATCGAAGGTTGACCTGAACCGCAAGGGTCAGGTAGTGAAGAAGGGCGCCCAGGTGTTCCCGGTCGGATCGGACACGGTGAAGTCGCTGCTATTCGGCAGGCTTAAGCACAATGAGAAAGGTGCTGGTTACTTGCATTTTTATCCAACTGTTGGAACAGAGTACTTCGAGGAGCTGACTGCGGAGAAACAGGTTCTGCGATACAAGAACGGGTATCCACAGCGTGTGTGGATGAAGAAGAGCAGCGCTCGAAACGAGGCGCTTGACGAGCTCGTTTATGCGTACTCTGCATTGCATCGCTTGTACCAGCTCTACGACAGGCGCACGATCTGGGATCAGTTCGAGCGTGCGGTGAGGCCGATCGAGGGTGAATCAGCGGTTGCGCCTGCTCGGAAGAGCCGAAAGGCGTTCAATGTTTTAGGTTGATAGGGCTAGACTTACGCAAAATCCAGCCTGGCAATGGCATTTCCATCCGAAATACGCGCTGGAGACGCCGTTGAATGGACGGATGATCTTGCGCCGACTGCTAGTACGTTGTCGTATTACCTTAGAACCAATGCTGCAAGTGGCGCAACGGCATCGGGAACGCTGAGCTCTGGGATCTGGTCGTTCACCCTGAGTTCTGCAACCACGACTGCGTTTGTCAGTGGGCAGTGGTACTACCAGGCGGTGGCAGTCACCAGTGGTGCGCCGACCACCGTGCGCACCGGACAGTTCACTGTTCTGCCGTCTCTTGTTTATGCCGGTTCAGCGACTGCTGTTGATCTTCGCAGCCAGGCTGAGATCGATCTGGCTAATGTCGAAGCAGCAATTCGTGCTTTGGCAGAAGGTGCGCAAGAATATCGAATCGGCACCGCGTCAGGCGGCCGAATGGTCAAGCGTGCTGAGCTGTCTCAACTGATTCAGTGGCGCGATCGGCTCAAGGCTGACGTGGCGCGGGAACAGCTCGCGCAAAACGTCGCCAATGGCAAAGGCGATGGTCGGTCGCTTTACATCCGCTTCCACTGATCAATGGGACTCCGCACCTGGATTTTGAAACGCCTCGGCGGTCGTCGCATGTACGACGCGGCCAGGTGGAATCGCTTCACGGCTGATTTTCTGGCTCCGAACACCAGCGCCGACGCTGAGCTGCGCGGCAGCCTGAAGGTGCTGCGGAATCGCAGCCGGGCCCTGGTCAGGGACAACCCCTACGCCCGGCAGGCGAAGCGGACGACCCAGGTCAATGTGATCGGCCCGCGTGGCATCCAGATGCAGCCGCAGATTATGCGGCCTGATGGGCGCGAGAAGGATGATCGCCGCAATGTGGCGATGTCGGCTGGGTGGCGGCAATGGTGCCGGGCCGATAGCTGCGATGTCACCGGGAAGATGAGCTTCCACGCAATCGAGATGGCGATCGTGGGCTCGCTGCCTGAATCGGGCGAGGTGGGTGTGCGGCTGGTGCGGCAGCGGATGGGCAAGAGCAGGGTGCCGCTGGCGCTTGAGCTGATCGAGGCTGATCAGATCGATGACGATTACACCGGCTTCAGCGACCGGCCAGGGCATTACTGGCGCATGGGCGTCGAGCTGAATGAGTGGGGCCGGCCGACGCGCTACGCCCTGTTGGTAAAGCACCCGGGCGACGCCGAACTCGGCACTTATCAGAAGCGAACCGAAAAGCATCTGTTTATTGATGCTGAAGACTTCATTCATATTTATATGCCTGACCGCATTGGTCAGACGAGGGGCGTTCCCTGGTTCGCGCCGGTGATCACCACGAGCTGGAATCTCGGCAAGTACGAGGAGGCTCACTGGACGCGTAAGCGGGTGCAGGCAAACAGCCTTGGGTGGATCCAGACATCAGATCCTGAAGATTTCGGCAGCCGTGAAAGCGATGGCTCGCCTGCGCTCGAGGGCGACAAGCGGTTGTGGAACACCGAGCCTGGCAGCTACAACTTCCTGCTTCCTGGGGAGACGGCGATCCCGCCCGACTTCGGTCCAGATGACAACCAATACGAGAATGTGGTCAGGAATCTGGCCAGGCGATTTGCTGCTGGTTTCGGCTGCAGTTACGAAACGTTAAGCAAGGATTTCAGCGAGTCGAATTACAGCAGCAGCCGGCTGAGCATCCTCGAAGACCGCGATCACTGGCGCGTGATTCAGTCGATGCTGATCCAGCAGTTCCACCAGCGCGTGTTCGAGGAGTGGCTGATGGCTGCCGCCCTCACCGAGCTGCCGATGCCCATGTTCTCGGACGTGTGGACCAGGCCGGAGCGGTACAACGCGCCGCATTGGCAGGCCCGGGCATGGAGCTGGGTGGATCCGGCGAAGGAGATGAAGGCCCTCGAGATGGCCCGTGCGCTGCAGCTTCAGACGCATGCAGAGCAAATCATGGAATACACCGGTAACGATTTCATGGAAACCGTTACTACGATTGCAAAAGAGAATGAGATCAAGGAGGAGCTGGGGCTGATGGCCGGCACTCCCGACCCGGCGCCAGAGCCCGAGGCTCCAGTCAGTGATCCATTGATCGATGATCTGGGCCAGCCGGTGCGGCTACGGTCTGATCTATCCAATCTTGCTCGCGCACAGAAAGATGGCTGAGGTCAATGGGGTCGAGATCGACCTGATGCCCACCGAAGGCATGCGCGAGGAAGCCAAACGCTACCAGGCATGGAAAGAAGAGGGGCGCGATGGTGGCACTGATGTGGCCGCCACC